TTTGGATATATAGAGCAGTGGGATGAGCAAGATGGTGTTTGGGTATTAACAACTGATGTAAAAGGTAGTTTTAAGTGGTGGGCAGATGATGAACCAAGGTTATTTGATAATTGCATATAACACTAAGCTTTGCGAGCGTTCGACGGTAGGAGAATGTTGTTAAGCGGCTGTTAGCGGTGTTATTATCATTTAGGTTAGAATAGGGTTGGAAACACTCGTTGCGGTCGCGGCGGGTGTTTTTTTAGGTCTATACGCTATGAATAATACAATTGGGCGGTGAAATGAAGTTTGGTACAGATATACAGTACACAGCGAGTCAGTAGCTTCTAAAAAAACTTCTGCCGCTCAAAATATCCCGCAATTCCGCCATTCTTGAAATCTTACTAAACAAATATTTCACCTGCTTGCCGTTTATTTATTACGTGTCAATATGACACGTAATAAATAATGATTATTTTTATACTACAAATCGGCTATAAATGTTCTTTATTTCTACACCTAATCCAATATTCTATTGTATTATCTAACCGTGCCGCTGGAGTATAATTGCTACTTTTTCCTAAACCGCACGCAGCTCTATCACCGTGGTTCCGACCGCACCGGGATGGCCCTTGGTGCAATTATACGAGATACGAGCAGATACACAAACACCCACGCCGCAAAATGTTCTGGGAAAAAGTACCGACGTGCGAAGAAAACGCCTGAACGCTACGAATCAAAAAAATACCCGTGTGAAATCCGTATTTGGTTCGGAGATCAGTTTAAAGATCGGGCAAACAAAATAACCGAAGACGCTGTGCTGGCAGTCAATAACACAATCCGCAAGTGGATAAGTGAAGAGTACATTATATATATAGAGAAAAAAAAAGAAGAATTTCCGCTGCGGATGTACAAAGACCACATCTACTATTTTTGCGAAGAAAAAGGTCTTATGGTTAACGACACTTTTTTTGAAACTTTGAAGAAATTTGAATATCGCCGACGCAAAAAAGATGAATCAGCTCAACCCACTTGAAATTTGCTTGCACGAAGAAAACCATTCTGGAATTCTGAAACTTCGCATAGCCGCCGCAACGGAAACCCACCTACCTCAATTTCAAACCGAACTATACAAGCCTGGTCTCTTTGCAGAATACACAGAAATAGTGACAGAGTTTGAAAAGTTCATCCGAGTTTCTTTTTCTGAAATAGAATTATCCGAGCAAATTGGGCAGCATAATCGGCGTCTCACGTTTGACCTCTCGCTTGAAGTTGTGCATGCTCTCCCGCTTGCCGAGTTCGAGAAATGGTTCAACCGACAAATCCGAAACAAACCAATCGCGGTCGAAATAACAACCAACAATCTCGAAGCCTACATCTTCGCCCCAATGTCCGTATCGTTTCGCTACATTGCCCCAGCAGACGAAACAAGTGGTACCCGCTACGCACTCGATTTCAGCATGATGAAGCGAGAAGTAGTCAAGGTCGGAGCAAAGAAAGACTATATTGATAATATAAGCGTTTCTGCTGAAACCGTTACAATCAATCTTTTGCCCGATTTCTCCACCACCATTTTTCAGAAATTTGGTTTCGGAAAATCGCGAAAACTCGCAAACGCCACATTATTCCCCGAAAACACCTTCGACATCGAAGAAGGAACCTTCTATTTTTTCGTGTTGCACAATAATGGCAACTTCGATACTAAGAAAATAACCGTGCAACGGGATGACATAGTCGGTACCGTTCGCATCGAAGTAGATATAATTGATATAATACCCGAAGACATCGTTCGTATTGAAGTAGAAATATCAGATATAATCGTCGAAACCCCCATCACTCGTATTGAAGTAGAAGTAACCACCCTCGATGCAGACGAAGGTGGTGGGGGCGGTGGAAATCCAATTGACCCAATCGGCGGCACAGTAAGCAAAGATGCGTATGCTATTCCCGCCCTAAACCGTGGCGTTACTACATTACATGCAGACGGACGTATTTCAGAAACACTCATGCAATTGCAAGTATTTGAAGCAAACAATTCAATTTTTTTCAAAGACCTTGCAGCAGATTTCAATTTTAACGGAGATCGGGCGTACCAACCTGAAGTTGCGTATTTTCAAGGTCAATACCCGCAGTACGTATTTCACAACGGTAGGTACTTCAAATCAAAGGTCCCCGTACCAGTTAACACACCGCCCCCCAACGCAAATTTCTGGGAAGAAGTAACCGTTACAAAAAGCTATTCTGTCGGGCTTCGCAAGCCAAACGGCATTCCTGAATTTACGCTCGCACAAGGAAAGTCAGGCGTCAATATAGACGCCTACCGAGGTTCTGAGATCACCGTGCTCGGGCAATATATTTGCGATCAATACCCGTCATACGTTTTTAATTGGAAGTGCCAGCAACTGTACATTCCCGAGCCTAATTTTATTTCTATCTATGAATACAAAGGAGCGAAGTATTACGAAAAACCACCACTCAAATCCTTCGATAAAAACAATTGGATACATCGTTTTCAAGACTACGTTCGTCTTCCAAACATGCCATCAGACTACATAATAAGCATACAATCTTACAACGAGCCAGAACGCATTCAACGCAATCAGTATCAAAAGGCCTCGGTTCATTCGCGGCTTTCTAATTCTTCCAATTTTTCTACCTGCTTCCTTTCAGATGACCCTTTTTACCTGCTCGGGCATCCAGTCGCCTATAAACATACGCCAGCCCAATGGTTGGCTTGGAAAAATCAAAAATTAACAGATCATAGTGGGTTAGAAGGCTTTCGTACAGCGGTAGTCAATCATTTCGTAGAAATTTTCAACGGGATTTCTACCGAAAATGGAAGACGGCGATTGGACTGCGATTACATAATGATTAACAATGAAGTTGGCGGATATTGGGACACTGATTTCAAAGGCATAATGAAGTCTGTATATAATCGTCTTAATCAGTTATCCCCAACCACCACCATCGCGGCGTGGAATGCCTCTATCTTACAATTAAATCTGCCTGATAATTACCAGGCAGCTTTCGCAGATTATCAACAACCCAATATTACAGCCCTCAAGTCGAACGCACAAGCGTTTTCGGTGGCGGCAGACTCCAGCTACGAGTGGGCGTTGCGGGGCCAGCAAATTGGGCAGTACTTTCTCGGCCCGCTTTTTCCATTAATGACATATCAAGTTCTTGCTGAAGGAATGATGTACGAAAAGTTTCTCGATCAAAGCTTCTACAAACCCTTTGCGACGACGTGGCGATTACACGAATCGCACCCGTACACCTTCCCGAATACACAGTTACAACGCATGTTTAAGGGCGAACGCTTAGTAACATTTGACAAAATACCAGTTAGCCCGCATCTATGTCGGAACATGGGCGGGGCTTCATGTTACACCGCAAAGGGATTCGATTCGTGGGATGATGGAAAATCATTTACTAAGGGCCCAACAGATTTCACTTACCCGTATTTCAATTACGGACCAGGTTGGAAGCAGCTACATCTCGAAGGAAATCCGGCAGATAATGTTCACCCAGTCAACAATGTAGATTCTTTTGTAGACGGAGCCTGGTGCATGGAACAAAACTGGAACATGTTGCCTTACCCCACCCAACTCGCAGAAGTATTACACAATAACCTCTGGCGTTCAGGAGCAGAAGTATTCCCAATCGGGGCATACGTAACTGGAACCCCCTGCGTACTCTATAAAAAAGCCACGAACGGCAAACTCTGGGTACTTGCCTACGATTGTTATAACCGCATCATCAAAGATGTGCAAATCAAAATCGAAGGCGTTGTACGTACCATCCAAATTAAAGCTGACAAAATCTCATTTCTAGAAGTAAATTAAATAAAAAACATGCCTCAATTACATTCAAACACCGCCCAACTCTCCAACAATGTTGGGGCAGTAATCGAGTTTCTACTCGAAGTATTTTCTGCGAATAAATCAGTCAAGCACGTTGAAAAAGTAATCTTAACCCGCCCACCAGGCGGTGCGTACCACGAATACAGTAATATCTTCGAGTTAGTCGCAAATACCAACTACGTTTTTCGCGTAACAAACATTACCCGTTCAAATTCAACCGCGTCCGTTTCATTCGTAGATGATATTGGCGGCGGGTTTATAAAAAAAAGCGATAATTCAAACGCAATAATTTCGGGATTACAGTCCGGACAATCTGCCGAAATTTTTGTAGCAATTGCAGCTGCACAAGACTGCAATTTCAAAATTGATACAACAAGCATAGCAAACGCCACTCCTGTCGTTACGTCGCAAGTAGACGGAGCAAACCTGAATTTACTGAGGGTTGGTAGTATTCAGGGAAGCATTCCCAATTCTGCAACGTTCAACGGTGCTCCGGCAACAAATCCGTACAACAACCCCTACTACATTCAATCAGGATTTGATTGGGACTGGCGAACAGACGGAGTTGTGGACGGAGAAGTCAAAATTAGGTTTGACTTCCTAAACGCTACTACACCAGTGCAGCGGAAAATAGATAGTGCTCCGACCTTCACAACCGTAAACATAAACGGCTTATATTCCGCATTTCCTGCAAACACCACTACTACAATTATTTTCAAAAATGGGGATAACGTGCAAGTCTCTAAAACCTTCAACGTTGGGGCCTTGCCTACGTCTGTTCCCGCAGCTCCTACCGTCTCTGTATCTGCCGCCACCACCGACGATGTTATTGCGATAAGTTTCGCCACTGGCACTTTTACCTTAGAAGTTGTCAAAGGCGGTATAATATCTCAAACGGTTGGTTCTGCTGTAAGCCCCTATTCGTTCACGCCGCCGACTGTTGGTAATTATGTTTTCCGAGTCTCAAATTCGTCCGGAAGGTCGGCAGATTCGGCATTGGTGTCCGTAACGCAGGGAGAAAACCAAACGGCTCCATCCTCGCCCACCCCTAATCAACTGTCTGGTAGTATTGGAAACTCAATTTCAGGTACCGCCGCTCAGAACGGCACGTTAATAATACTACTAAATGGTAATCAGGTTGCAACCCAGACAATTGTCGCAAATGCGTGGAGTTACACACCCAACATCGCGGGTATGTATACATTCCGAGTATCAACCTCGGCTGGCGTCTCATCCCAAAGTTCGGGCGTTAACGTCGTAGCGGGGGGAAATACTTGCAACCTTTCAGACGAAATAGAAATCGCATTTTGGACAACTGGCCAAAGCCGCCTGCTCGCCCGAACCTTTGACGGCGGCCTCACTTGGCAATTTGTCCAAGAAGCAGAAGGAAAGAAAAAATGGTTTTTGACTCGTGGGAAAGAAATGCTTGATCGGACAGATATTGAGTTTCGCAACAATTACACCGCTGGTGTCAAAAGTTGTTTTGATTCTCCTGAAACTTCAAACGCTGGGCTCTCCTTATACGAAATAGATACGCCGGCGGGATACGAGCGGTACAACCAAACTGCCACAACGTTCGCATTTAAACCAATCAATTCAAAAAAAGCAAACGTAAAAGTCGTAGAAAACACGGGAAATTATGCAATTGAGCTGGCGTGGCATACAACCTCAGTTTTTGCAGATATTCCAGAAAGTCGTTTTAAGCTGGCACAAGGCGTACCACCATCAGCAATGTTCACAGATATTCCAGTAACTGGAACCCTGTACTTTTTTGCTCGCAACGTAGCAAACAAGCAACTCGTAGCACAAACCCAAGCAACAATATAAAATACTTATTCCGCTTTCTCATTAATTCCCCACTCATCCCGTTTGCCTTGCAGACGGGATGTTTCATTTTTTGTCCTTTTCCTCCCTCCAAAAAGCTACAATCTTCGTAGCATGAATACACAACAGTTACAACTCTTACAGGCTCTCAGTGGCCCGATGATGATAGCCCCCGGCACAGGTGCTATGATTGAGCACATGCTCGCCTCGGCAGAAAAGATAGACCGTACTGTTGCTGTCTATGATGACGAAGTAATGCGTGAGCTCCTTTTCGAAGAAGGTAGACCCTACCAAGCCTACAACGATCATTATTATCAGTACCCCGTCATGCATGGCTCTACGCTGATTATTCCAATCGAAGGCGTGCTGATGCGGGCGGACTCTTATCGAATCGCTGGCACAAATACAATTGCGGCATGGTATCAACAAGCCGAAGCAGATGAAAGTGTAGAGCAAATTGTAGAATATATGAACTCCCCTGGCGGTTCCGTTTTCGGAATTCAAGAACTCGCCGACGCAAAGATGGCATGTACAAAACCAATCGAAACAATTGTTTTTGGACACTGCACGTCCGCCGCCGCTTGGATTGCCCTTGCGTCTGACTCTATCAAAGCCACCTCCAAAAACTGCATTTTCGGTTCGTTCGGAACAAAGAGCACCTTTCAGTCAATGGCTGGCTACTACGAAAAAGAAGGCATCGTAAATAAAGACGTTTATTCCGCTACTTCTCCCAAAAAAGACAACGCCCACAGAGAAGCCGAAAAAGGAAATTTTAAACCAATGGAGAACGGAATCCTGAAAGAAGTTGATGCCAATTTTATGGATTTCATCAAATCTCGGCGAGTTGTTTCAGCCGAAACATTACAAGGAGATATATTTCTAACCGAAAAAGCCATCGCCGAAAACCTCTGCGACGGCTACACCACGCTAAACCAAATAATCAAAATAAATCACAACGAAATGGAATCCAAATTAGGAAAATTCTTCTCAGCAATGGGTGCAAAACTTAACGGCGAAGCAACAGAAGACGAAGTCAACGCAGCCGCTACCGCTCTTACAATTGAAAATGAAGGGTTGCAAGCATCGCTCGCCACCGAAAAAACTGCCACCGCTGCCGCAGGGCAAAGAGTAATCTCGCTCGAAGCCGAACTAAAGCAAGTAAAAGCAGATGCAGAAGCTGAAAAAGTTGCTTTGAACGCTCAAATACGCAAACAAGACGTACCGCCTGTATTACCCTCAGACCCAACACCCGAAACACCTGACCCACTTGCCACAGGCAAACCCGCTCCGCTTGATTGGCTATCGGCACAAACGAAAGCAGATCTTGAAGCATACGAAGACTAAAACCAAATTTCACACCAAAAGTAAATCCATTCAATAGCCATGCCAACAACAATAAATTCGTCCGCAGTAGTGACCCAGTGGGGTAGTAACTACGAAAATACTGGACAAGGGATGAAAGACATCCGCAAGCAAATCAAGCAACCAGTAGTGTCTGAAAATTACATTACAGATATATCGGCATCTGAAAACCAAATCGCCAAATCCGTCTACGTTACAATGTCGGAGCTTACGCAAGCTTACCAAGAAGCGTTCACCCCAAAAGGCACCGTAACATTCAAGCCAAACGAAATAATTTTGCGTGAAATCAAGGCGGATTTTGAAATCAAAAACCTACGCGAGTTATACAACTCAAAGTACTTGGGTTTTCTCAAAAGCAGCAGCTTAGATTACGCTTCTCACCCGTTCGTCGGTTGGTTCGTTTCTGAGTACGTTCTGCCACAAATGGAAGACGATCGTGAGTTGCTAATGATCCATAACGGAATCTACTTAACACCAACACCCGGCACCGCTGGTTTGGCAAAAAATTCCGTAAACGGGTTCAAAAAAATTATCGAAGACGGCATCACCGCCACAACCATTACTCCAACCGCAACGGGTGCGTGGGAAACTGACCCAAAACTTTTCGTCGGCCAAGTAAATGATTGGATTGAAACTGCCATCGGCCGCCTAAACCGTCGTCGTTTAGAAACAGTTCGTCTAAACGAAACGCTGTTTGATCGCTACACAGAGGGCATGGAGCAGTTATACAACGTTAACTACCCACGCTTAACAGAAGAAAAATTGAGCGAAGTACGCCTGTCGGGTCGTGCATCGGGTATTATGCTCGCTGGGTTGCCGTCGATGGGAGACAACGAGCGTATCTGGACAACCGTTATAGGTAACTCAGTTAAGCGTACCCGCTTCGCAGATGTCGGCAAAACGGTCATGGTTTGGCAGACAGACCCCCGTATTGTCAAGGGTTTCACCGAATACGAACTCGGTTACGGATTCTTCGTGAACGAACTCGTATTCTGTAACGAGCTCAACGTAAAAGCTTAATCAATTTGGCTCAAACCCTTCGTTGGTGTTAAAACTAATGCAAGCGAAGGGTAAAAGCTCAAACCCAACAAATCATGTCAACAAAAGAAATACTTGCAAAACCCGTTATCGGTCTTGCCCAAACGGACGCCGAAATTATTGCAACCCTAACGGGAGAAAATGAAATTCAGGCACAAACAATCACTGAGCTTTCCGAAAAGCTTACACTTTCTGAAAGTGCAAAAGATAGCGGCGGCGGCAAAAGCATTATTAAAATCGGAAAAAAAGAGTACGTGGCGTTAATGCCCGCCCTTCGATACGGAGAAAAAATTGTAAAAATAGAAGACCACACCGAAGAGCAGTTGAAAAAATTGCTTGACCTCGGGACCATCTTTCAAAAATAAAAAATCCATCAACCAAATCATCAATTGCCCTCACGGATAGTTGTAGACAAGGTTCAAAACAAATCATTATGCCTTGTGTAAACCCAAAAATCGAAGACTTATTGCTCTGCTCGCAGGGAGACGGATCCGTGGCAGGAGTTGGACAATATTTGTCCTTAATCTCTACAAATAATTTAACATCAGAGCCCGCCGTAGCTGCAATAACAGAAACAACCACGAACGAGGCTTACGCCACTGCAACGGGTGCGTTTACGCTCGCTACTGGCAAGTACTTCACAAAGTTCCAAATGTTGCCTGAGTCGGCAAACTTGACAATTGCATCTGCCGGAACGGTTGGGCAGCTTACGGCAAACTCTACGCTTGTATTCCGTCTGCCTTTAAATAAAGGATCATACGGAGCATTAAAAAAGCTAATGAATACGCCAGTTGTCAGCGTAATCACAAACGGGAACGAAGAGCGTATCGCCGTCGGGTCAATCAATCACCCCGCATACGTATCCACCGTGCAAAGCCGACTCGATAAAGGCGAAGCTTACATCGAGTTAACCCTAACCGCAGGTCCAAAAATGCCTTATTTCACAGAAGCAACTATCGAGTACGCTCCTGTTACTTAATTAACACCGCTCATGTTGCCAAATTCCCCCCTTCATTAATGAAGGGGGGAATAAACGCTATAAACTAACCCAACTATGTTACACCCATCAATAGCAGAAAAATACAAACTAAAAGAAGGTCGCTCAAACGTAATTCACATTTCTCGAGTGGGCATGCGTGACCTATCCGTAACACCACTCAGTGCAATCGTTGATCATCTTGAAAAAATAGATGTACTCGAATTGAAAACCATTCAACCACCAGATTTAGCAAAAGCCGCCGTAAAGAAAATTAACGCTAAAAAGTAATATCTAATGTCAGACCAATCGATTGTAATGAACCTGAAGCATACCGCTAATAATACGGAGGAAGTGGTGGATATTAGATATGAAGTTTTTGCAATATCTGATGGAAGGAAGGTAGTTGAAGGAATTCTTTTCGGGAATTACTCTACTGCCCCATTATCGGTATACCACGATTTAATTTTAACCCGATCTACCCAGTATCGGATACGCCTAACAAATCTTTGTGCTTTTGAGTCAAAAGCAGATATTTCACATACCAGTTCGCAAAACAATGTAGACTTTTCAGGAAAGTTTGTATTGAACTCTTATAGTACTGATATTAATTTCTCAACAAGTCAGTTTGCTTCTGGTTCCCACATTTTTCAGCTCACAGCAATAATTGAGAATGGGTTGGTAATTGATACCGTTGCAACGGTTCAAGGAACAAACGTAATTTTGTCAAGTCCAACAGGTATCCTCGCTGCCCGCCCCACCATCCCAGATTTCCCCGCTATACTGCCAAATATTACAAATCTGTATGCTGCTCCTGGAGTGGTCTTCCGGAATCCATACTATACTAAAAAAAAAGTGTGCAGTGTTCCGCTACAAGATGTAGTCAATTGCATCAAAGATGTAGAAAATATTGGGATTGGGCAGTACGTCAATTTCATTTCTTCCGTAGATTTGCTGCTAATGCCGGAAGCCGCACCGTTTCATGGTTCCATAGAAAATGCTGATTTTGCTACCGCCATTGGTACATTTGCCTACAAACCTGGCAAACTATTCACCCGCATTCAGACCTTGCCAGATGGCCGCATGTTTGACCTAAGTTCCGAGGGCACTCTTGGGCAATTATCTCCAAAATCTCAACTTGTGTTCAATTTACCCTTTTCAAAATCTGCCTACGGAGCAATCAAAAAAATGCTAAATACCCCAGGCGTGGTAGTATTCAGCAATGGCACAAACGAACGCATTATAATCGGCACGCTACTATTCCCCGCCAAAATCGCGGATGTACAAATCAAGCAATCCGAAACAGAATCGATGATTACAGTCACGTTCACGAATGGGGTTAAGTACCCCATGTTCTACACAGGAACATTGTAAAATGACATTGCAACAGAAGATACAGGCCCAAATTACCAGCCACGGCACCCACGCCACCGGGCTAAACCTGCTATCCGAATGCAACATATCCGCCGTCCACATCAAAATATGTGCGTCGGCGGATAATTCATTTACTCGAGCAAAAATAAATTCACTTATAAGTGAGTACCTAAACACCCAGCTCGCAGTCGAGAGCACCATCATTCCACCCGCCCCCCTCCAATTCGGAAACAAAAAAACAAGAAACCCCTCAGACCGCCCCGATGCCCCAGCCTTAATCCTTGCCGCCGTATTACGACGCAAAGAACTGTACGGCAAAATGCGGGAGCTCCACGCTCAAGTAAAAATGATGGTCCGCAATGCCGACAAATTCAGCAATTTAGACCGTGCCGCTGTCGTGCAAGAATCAAAACGCGGTTGGAAAGAAATCGACGTGTTGTGGCAATACGCAAAATACTACGATCAGCACCGCAAAATCAAGCCACCACCGCCACCAGTAGTAAAAATAGAAATAGCAGACACCGCCAACGAGCTGCAACTGCTCAAACGCCTCCGAACCCTGCGGACCTACCTCTCCCCGTCCTACATTCAACGCATCAACTCCCCCGAAAAATCTGCCGCCCACAAATCCGAACTCTCTGCCATCGAAACAAAACTAAAAGACCTCGAACTCGATGCCGTTTAATTACTGCCAACGCTTAATCTATGTTTTCGTAGGGCGTTTAAAAGTACACATACCCATTTGTTATGTGTATGTTCTTTGTCCTTTTTATACCTTTTTTCTTTCAATACTTTAGCTTAGGACGAACCTAAGCATGAAAACACACAAATACCTCGTTACGCAAAAAACCGAACTCCGCGACATAGCCCTGAAAGTATTGCAGGGTAAAAAAGTCGAGATGTCCGAAGCATTGCGGCAAAAAATAACCCGGGCCCAATACGCTCACGATCAATCGCTCGCCCTGCGGCAAATCAAATTTGAACCTTGGAAAATTCGCCGAGAAATAGCAAAACGCGTGGCTGACGAATACGGCGTAAGTCTATCCCACGCCTACCTAATCTACTACGATGCCTGTGAGTTGTACGGAGCCGAAGAACCGCTCAATTCAAAAGAAATCAACTACAAACTTCTGCTCGAAAGTATTGAAGATGACCTCGAAAATGCCAGACAAGACGCTGACCACCGTGCAGTCGCCGCCCTGACAAAAACCAAACTCGACGCCCTGAAGAACATGCCAGATTTTGACAAATCAAAAATAGCGGATATGTCATTTTCTCCAATTCGCTATGATTTCAGCCCCGAACAACTCAACTCAAAAGTCTTGAAATCTCCCAAACAACTGGACGAACTCGAAGCAAGACTACTTAACTCGCTCGTTAGCGGCAAAACGCCGCAAAGCATAAAGCAGGAAATGATAGAAACCCTCGAAGAAGCCGAATACGAAGATGTCACAAACGCCGAATAACCTGCACCATAACGTTCCGCAGTTGTTGACAAACATTGTCAAGGCCAAAACCACTATTGCCAAATGCGGGCGGGCGTTGGGGAAATCGTACGGTTTCCTCGCTGATTTTGTGGCCGATAATGCAATCGCCATGCCGGGCAGCGTTGGGGCAATCGGCACGGACTCTTACAAGCACCTTCGTAATATTATTTTGGGCGAATTAGAGAAAAAATGGCGAGCCCGTGGCCTCATTCGCAATCGGGACTATTGGTTTGAAAAATTCCCACCAGAAGACCTGAACATTCCCCAACCAATCCGCCCAGTAACGGACCCAAAAAATACGTATTTTTGGAGAAATGGCTCCGCTACAAAAACCTATTCTTTCAATTACAATTCCCTCGCAAACGGTGACAGCATCGACTATCTCGCTGTCGACGAAGGCAAATTGGTTAAGCAAATCCGCTTTGGCGAAGCATCTCGGTGTATTCGCGGGAATGGCGAGTATTTTGGCGAATTAAGTTGTCACGGCTCGTTAATGATTACCTCCGATACGCCCGGAGCAGACGAACCGGAAGGGCAATGGATGCACAATTGGGATGATATGCACAACCCAGAAATGATTGATCTAATCGTAACGTACGCCTACAAACACCAGCTACTGCTCGAAAAACTAGATAGCACTGCCGATGACCGAAAAATTAGAAAAATCAACCGTGAAGTTGACAAAATTGCCGCAAAACTCAATTTCTGGCGAAAACGTTGCGTGTTTGTGCTCGAAGCCACCACCGTCCAAAATTTGCACGCAATCGGCTACGAAGCATTAAAAAGCTACATCAAAAACGATCACATCGAAAAACTGAAATCCAGTCTGTTCAGTATTAAGCCCAAAGCCCTCGCCGACGGGTTTTACGGTTTTTTGGACTCCGAAAAGCACGGCTACGTTGCTATCGCATCCGATCACCTCACGAAATCCGGTGCCTTGTTTCAAGATTGCCGCTCCGATGCAGATATTGACCATACACAACCGCTTGCAGTTTGCCTTGACTATAACAATACGATTACCAGCATAGCGGTTGGGCAGCTAATTGGCAACGAAATTCGGTTGCAAAAAAACCTCTGGGTAGAGCTTCCAAAAAAGGTCAAACACGCCGCCAAAGCCTTCGCCGATTATTACGAGCCGTTGAGCAGGAAAGAAGTCTATTACACTTACGACAACACCGCAATCGGCACCGATGCCATCCGCGACGAATCCGAAACCTACCGGGCGGTTTTCATCGAAGAATTGCAGAAACGCGGTTGGATGGTCTACGACGAACGTTACCCCCAAACCTCGCACCACTACCGTTTCGACAAGTGGGCTGCGATTTTGTCGGAAGATAATCGCCAAGATTTTGTCTTTCGTTATAATTTAGAAAATTGCCGAGAATGGGCCGCCGCCGCCCGCCGGACCACGGTGAAGATTAAGTATAACTTCAAGGGGGAACGGAAACTGGAGAAAGACAAATCATCAGAAACACACAAAAATAAAGGCAAGGTCAGCCCCATCGAACAAACCCACATTACAGAAGCTGTAGACGGTCTGATGGTATATCTTACAGAAGTGCAAAATACGGGCGGCTTTGGGATGGGCGTAATGTAAAACACACGATTATGAAACAAGTATATTTCATTTGCGGCAATATAGCGTCCGGAAAAACAACATTGCTCGAAAACGTTCGTACGAATTACCCCGAGATGTTTGAAATCCTACAAATTGATTTTTTCAGAAATCAATACAGCAATGGTACATTCAAAGGTGAAAATCACGCTTGGCGTATGTTGTATGAAAAAATAGTACTCAGCACCAAAGTACAGGTTATCGTAGAATCGTCTGGCACTTCAAAAAACATTGAAGAAATTCAAACGCTGCTACTCGCAAAACGCTACCCGTTCGTAACAATATTAATAGACTGCGAACCCGCTGAATGCCTACTCCGTCTGAACCAACGCGGATTGAATGCAGTCCCAATGCCATACAAATACACCACCGCAGAGTCGGTAGAATGGATTGGCAACGAAATTCATAAAATAAGTTTTGACGCAAAAATCAAGCAGGACACCATAATCGGCACGTTCTCAACTTTTTGCCGGATGCTCAAAATAAAATAAATCCCGCAGGTCTGTAAACCATGCGGGAGTCCATTCTCAGGTTATTCACTTGTCAACCCTCAGATACAACCATGTGCCTTACATTATCAGCATTCACAATAATATAACCGTAGCTTTTGTGAAACCACATTATGTCTTCTCGGTAATTTTCTCGAAAGTCTCTATTAATTAGAAACTGAACAAAGTTTTCTCTACTTACAACGGCTTCAGCTTGATTATTGGCAGAAGAGACATTTTTAATTCTATCATAATAAATAGGTTAAGAATGGTTGAAAATAACGCCGTATTGAGCAGTGTTACAGTACCGTACACCCATTTCGTTACACTAAGTTAATCTTTCGCCGCTAAACCCTCATGGAAAATACTATTAATACTTTTCCATTCTACTAACTATCAATGCTTTAATTTCATTTTTGTTAATTAACAAAAGGGATACACACATCGAAATGACATGCCTTGCCCTAAATCCTTGATGCAATTGCACCCCCGCGAGACGGTGATATATGATTCGGGTGCCGTCGTAGTCAATCAGGCTCGCACACAGATTCGTACAAAAAATCAATTTCTTTCTGTCCTTTCCGTTGTCCGCTCGCGTGTGAATATTTGCGTATGAATAACACGCTGCCTTCGATTAAGATATATAAGGTCTTAGACCTAATGGATGCGACTGACCAGGATGGCGATGGTATTCCGTTTGCGATCACTTTCGTAACGGGCGATGGCAGGATTATAAGCTACAACGCCGCCCGACTTGCCCGCAATGTTAAGAAGGAATTGCCGCTGCAACTTCGTCGAAGTCTTGTACGTGAGAAAACGTTCCGCAAACATGAAGACTTATCGGAACGCATGCAGATGGATTCATCAATCAAACGCCTGTACATTTCTGAACTAGATCCACCTTTCCGGAACGTTTGGTTTCGGAGCATCACTCAAATTAATGGAAGAGAAGTTGAATTATAATACATTCAGGGACGAAATAGAGATACTTGAAGGCTTGAATATTGCAATGGTATTCACGGACTTTCGTGCAGATATGCAAACCACTAACGATAGACGGCCGCATAACAATGAGACAACGCAAGATGTTAAAAAAAATCTCGTGCAGGATGCCGCCTTCGACGCGAATGACCCAGCCGAAGTCTGGAACAACTCAAAACATTATCTGTATGGAAGTGATAACCTGTTTCCACAAAACATAGATAAGATTGTTAAGAAGAACTCAAAGCTTCAGGTCGGACTTGGAGCTGCGGCACGCGACCTACTAGGCTTCGGAATTGAGACAGGGCAATACGATTACAGTGAAGACGAAAAACGTTTCAAATCTGTCCGTTTTCGTGAGTTTAATCGCTTTTACGATCGGGCAAATGTATTCCGAAATTACCTGATTCCTACCGCTCGCAATCTGAAGAAGTATTACGTTTCTTTTGTAAGCGTGATCGTGAGTAAAGACGGTTCCAAGATTGCAGCTCTCAAATCTATTTCACCGACAAAATGCAGATTGAGCAAAGACGGAAAATTCTGTTACATTTCGACCTGGTGGGATAAAGGCGTAATTGATAACACAGATAAAACGAAGGTACAGACCGTTCCGGTAATTGATTCTTTCTTTGATACCGCCGCCGAATTACGGGAAAAAGTAAGTAAGAGTTCTACAAAAGAATTCATGTACGTGGTACGCTTCCCAACCGAACAGGACGTCTACCCACTGCCGGACTGGGTTTCTATAATTGAGCAGGGTTGGGTAGATGTATCGAACGATGTTCCTAATTTCAAAAGATGGTTGCTAAAAAACCTTACTACGATTAATCAAATCATGTATGTCAATGAGGCGTATTTTGAAGAGAAATATCCCGACTGGAAGCAACTCAAGTCTCAATGTAAGACAGATACAAAAGATGCGGACGGAAAGGGCTCAACTGCCTTTGCTATTCTGACGGCTCGACGTAAAGAATTGGTTACGCAAATTCAGGCAAAATTAAAAGGCTCTGATAAAGCTGGCTCGATGATTACCGTTCCGATGTTGAAAGAATACGTGGGCAATCAAACTGTTGACAGCAAGGCAATAACGATTGAAACCGTACCAGGCACAGATTTTACGGGCAAATACAACGCCGATGCCAACGAAGCGGACGCACAAATCTTATTTGCTCTCGGCATTGATCCTGCACAATACGGAAACCTAACCCGCACTGATAGTCAAGGCGGAACCGGAAAACGAGAAGGCCACAACATTGCCCAGGCATCGCAGTATGTTTTTGAGCAATTACTACTCGAACCGCTGTACTTCAAACGAGACTTTGACCAAACAACTGGAGAAGAAGATCTCGAATTTCGTATCAAACGCAGCGTAACGCCCACACTCGATAAGATTACTCTATCCCAACGCGAACTGAACAACGAACAGTAATGAGCTACGAACCCACCAAAGCACAGATACAGCAATATATTCCTGTAAGTAATTCATTCGTGCCTGATAACTTTCAGAGTTACATAAGGCAATCTGAACAAAAGTGGATGCACAAGTATTTGAGCAAAGAAGAATACGATGCAATTATTACCGCGAATGAAAGTGACGAAGTAACAGATATGTGCCACCGAGCCGTTATTTCTTTTGCTTATTATCTATATATTCCGTTTGCGAATGTTTCTTTGAGCAATGCGGGTATTACCCAGACCCGCTCTGAAACGCAAACTTTTGCGAAAGAAGAAGCAGTCGAAAATTTACGGCAAGCGTGCTATTTCGCTGGGTGGGAGCAACTCGAAGCGATATTGCTAATATTCGAGACCACGCCCGCAAGTTTTTCGGGCTGGAACGCCAGTACCGCCAAAACCACCGCCAACGAGTTACTTTTCACGAACGCTACCGATTTTTCCCGTTACGTGAATATCAGAGAATTACGGCGGGTATTCGTGCTGCTAATGCCTGCAATCCGCATCAAGCAGTTGACTCGTTTGAAAACAATTCTCGGAAAAGATTTGTACGCTGATATACTATCAAGTCGCAGCGGCAAAAACCTCGAACTGCTTGATAATTTTATCAAGCCCGCTCTGGCAAATTTGGCAATAGCGTACGCAATCCCGAACATCTCCATTCAACTCGGCAATTACGACATGGCCTTGATGTTTGATAATACAGGTTCAAACAAACAAAAATCCTCTGGGAAGATGCTACCCGTAAACGTGATTGATTACTTGGTACAATCTTACGAGAAAAAAGGGAACGACCTGCTTTGCCTACTAACAGATTATTTGGTCGAAAATTCAGACATTTTTTCGGCTTATGGAGCCATCACACCACCAGATATTTCCGAGCCAGTTGGCTTGCATTCAACGCCTGGTGTAATAGGATTTTGAAATATGAACACCCTCAAAATACATAATTATACTTTTCAGTTACCCTCCCGCATTAACGAAATAAATGCAAAACAGTTGCTAACCTTTGCATCGTGTCTGATAATGCCCTCCGGCCTGAACCGCGTGCGTGCACAGATGCTGTTGTTTTTTGCAATGCTGAACAGCAACCAAAATAGAGCTAATTTATGGGGCTTTCGGTGGTGGTACATGAAGAATTATTCACTTATTCCGCTACTTGATTTGTTAACATTTCGGCGGCTCAAATGGACCGTTCAAAGGTTTGATGAACACGATCTTGATGATTTTCAAAGCCTGTACGCATCATTTTTTTTTGACGATGAAACGCCCTTCGTATTGCAAAAAATGAAGTTCATACGGCAGCAGCTTCGTTGGTTCGTTGGCCCGCGAGATGCCTGTGCAGACATAGCGTTCAGGCAATACCGTGAATGTGAAGTTGCATTGAAAGGATTTGATACCGTCAAACTAATGCAATCCTCCGAAACGCAACGCAAAAAACTTGTGCAACTAATGTCGTGGCTCTATCTGCCCTGGTGGTCGAAATATGCATTCAAAAAATACGCATTAAGTTACGAAGCGACGGCTAAACGTGCCGTTCGTTTCTCCAAACTGACAGATTCTACCTTATACGCTGTCTACCTATTCTACGCTGGATCACGTCAATATTTTCGCAAACATTTCTCTTCTGTTTTTCAGAAAGAAAACGCAGACTTTGACGAATTACAACCCAAACGCAAAAAGGAAACGGACATCGAACAACAATTACTCGACATGTTACACATCCGCTCCGGCAACGTAACAAACGACACCGAAACCGACCTTAGCAACGTCTATGATGTACTCGGACATTTTCAGACAGAAGCTCGGCAAGCAGCTGCAATCAAAGAAGAATACGAACGAAACAAAACATGAAACTGCAAGACTACATCGAATATTTTAGGGTGAAAGCCGCCAAAATTGCCCTCGTATCTGCTCAGGTAGATAAGCAATTTCGGCTGTATGAAACTGATGAAATGTTCCTTCCCGACATTTCTACTTTTGATCTCGATCTTTCCGAAATGTGCTTCTTGCTCGGGCATTATCAGTTCAGCATTGGCGGCATGACCGTTCGTGGAAACGAGCCAATTGCATACCAAAGTTCTATAATACTCGCAAAATCCGTAAAGATAAATGATTGGGAGTCCGAAGTTGCTGCCTACGCCGCCGCCGAAGAACTCGCAAAACATCTCTACAACGCCTGCCGTAGAGATGCGTGCGACAACGACTTCGGTTACTGGTTCGGCAAAGTCAAAATGTCAGAACGGCCATGGACTGTTCAGAAAGTCAAACTCGCACATGATAACACAGTCGGTGTTGAAATACGCTTTCAATTCACACTAAACACCAACGCCCACGCCCATCAAACCGCTAACCCATTTTTGATATGAGAATCTACAATAATAATGAACTTGAAGGCGAGTTTGGCGTTCCAGGAAACTGGGCAAACTTCGTAAAAATCGAACTTCCCTACAAAATGCGAATTGCCTGGGACCTCACCAAATCAGTCGATAATCTCTGGTGTCATAAAAAAATTGCCGAGCCGCTAAAGGCTGTATTCGAAGATCTCCTCAAAACACTTGGTTACGACCGTATTGTTGAGCTTGGAATAGATTTGTACGGTGGGTGCTACAATTATCGAATGATGCGCGGCTCGACAAAAACTTGGTCGCGGCACTCTTGGGCAATTGCGATCGACCTCGACCCCGCCCGCAACCGCCTCCGAACCCGTGCCCCTTTTGCACAGTTCTCCAAACCCGAATACCAAACCCTGCACGCCATTTTTCAAAAACACGGTTTTCTGAACTACGGGAAAACAAAAGGATTTGATTGGATGCACTTCGAATACGCAAAAAAATGAAACACCTATCAATTCTACTCATCCTGCTCGTTTCGTCATGCATCCCGCAGCAAACCGTACTCAGAAAACTCGACAACCTCGAAAAGTATGTCCTTTCTGTTCAGCAAAAACAGAACGAAATTCAATCTATGATTACGCAGTTAGACGAAACCTACCGCACCAATCAAACAATACTAAATCGATATGAAAAACAGAATATCCAAACACGGATTGATACTACTAATGTTGATGTGTTGCTCGATTACCTCCGTTCCCGCATTCGCACAGAAAAAAATTCTGGTAACTGAATACGAAGTTAGAGAATGGACTCGCCAGCTTCAAGAATGCGAAGCCGATCAGCACGCGTACAAATTTCTTGTCTCAAAAAATTTGGCACTCAAAGACTCGCTGGCAATCAAGAACATTGATAACGATATACTCGCCGCTGAAAAGACGGATCTCTCCCGAAAAGTCAAAATAAAAAACTGGGTCATCAGCGGCACGTTAATAATACTCTTTGGCATAATCTACCTACTTTTCATATCAAAAAAATGACCCTACTATCCAAAATATTCTATTTCATGTACTCCGTAATTGTTATACTTGCCTTTCAAAAAGCACAGTTTGAATTTGGGCTACTATTTCCCGCTCACCATTTCTCTATTCAAGCCTTTCTCTGGGGCTTGATTGGAAACGGTTGCTGGTCATTTCTGTCGCTAATATGGAGTCTCGAAGCTGCCGCAACTGGCACTAAGGCAATCAAAGGGAAGTGGACATACGCACTTTTCTTTATTCGTCCGCTTGCGGCGGGTTACAGTGCCGTAATAATCAACGAAGTTGCGAGTAGCCTCGCTCCTGGGATTTCCGACATCCTTCTGAAATCCTTTGCGATCTTGGGCGGGTTCACCTTCGTTTTTTGGGCAAAACCCGCAATTCTGAAAAGAGTCTACACCAAATATGTCGAGAAAAAAGTATTAGACGATGAAAAATGAAACTATCCAAATTATTGAGGCTGTCTTAATCAGCATTGCCGCAATCGGCATGACCTCCATGTACCAACATTTTGCAGATAACATCAAAAACGCAAAACGTAAAATTTTCTGGAAGGTTCGCAACGCCGAGCGTCTCCTGGCGGCGGCCACCATAATTTTTTGCGTACTCGGTCATATTAACAGCAGCACCGCCGTAATCACCCTCAGTCTTATTATCTGCTTTGCGGTAATCTACGATTCGTACTACGTAAAACCCTACATAGATACGCCCTACATGAATTCCGAAGGCGGCGAGCTTGAAGACGTACGTTTCTTTTTCGTGTTGCCCATGTTAGTCAATTTGCGAAAAACGCTATTCACCCAGCTCGCAGGCATGACGATACAACTACTCGAAGAAGACGGTACAACGTGGAAAATACTCGTCACCTGCGATCAAGACATAGAATTTCCCTGGCAACTACATTGGGGTTCAGAGTCTTTCCGATTGCTCAAAGGTTCGTTCAAAATTAAATTCGACTGGATAACCGACACCGAAACCGATTATATCGTACACGAATTGCAAGGGCATTGTTTCCATCTTAAAGCCGGAACGCAAGTAGTAAGCACGATAACACTATCAGAAGCAATATGAAAATCTTACTCCCATGTCTAATATTATTCTTGAGTGCCCTGAACACATCTGCACAGAGTCTTACATTCCCTCCGTCGGGAACATCTATGACGTTCAGTCAGTCAGTCTTCGGAAGACTGACTCAATCAACCTACCCGTTATCGAACAGCTATTTTACCTACGATCAACAATTCAACCGGATCAGTATATATTACAATGCAAGTCCTCGCATTACGATTTATGCTGGTTTCCTTACAGACATAATTATCGGTGGCCGCAACACAAACACCGAAAAACTACTCGAACTCAATACCCGTCTCGGAGTAAGCTCATCTTCAGTCAGTTCAAGCGGAATAGACAACACAGCCACGCCCGGCAGTATCGCGAGTAGCGTAACAAAGAATTTTACCGCGTCAGATACTACTGTCGTACTTTCAGACGCCGCTTACTGGTGCGTGTGCAATGTCGGCACGCTCAATGCTACGCTCACCTTCTCGGGTTCAACCACCACCGCCCTATTACCTGGCATGTGTGTCTACGAATCCACAGATTTCGATGAGCTTTCAAGGAAACTATACCTGCCAAATCCCGCCACCGTCATCGTCGGCGAAAATGCAATCGTTCAATTTATTATTCGCCCCCGATGAAAACACTCCTACTCCTATTATTAAGCACCGCCGCCATCGCCCAAATCTCCCTCAATCCGCTCTCAAAATACGTGAAGCGGGTAGAATACGTATTTGATAGCATCGTGGTAGATAAGTCACACCAAATTCTGGTAATCTGTGGAGATTCCGTACTCATCACCTTGCCAGACACTACCATGCTCAATGCAGATTGGGGTACGTATCAACAAGCGGGATACGGCTATCAGCCCGAAGATTATCAGTATAATTTGGACATTCGTTTTAATGGGTCAGGAGTTCTTTTTCTTTCCGATTCGCTTTACGTGAATTATAATGACATTACTTACTCTGCGAAATTGCTTAGCCCCACTGCTCAGGATAGGTGGTTTCGGTCAAAATCAAATGACCGCCTCTGGATTACTTATACTCCTCACGCAAACAAATTTTACATATACAAGAAAGAAGAACTATGAAGCAAATATCCCTCCTTTTTGCCCTGCTATTATGCAGCAGCTTCGCCAGCATCCGCACCGTATCGGGGGCAACCAGCGTCACCACGTCAGACGATAATAATATCGTTATCGGCACCGGTTCAGACGCTACGTTTACGCTCGGTACGGTTTCAAACGGCTTTCAAACCACCGTAATTAACCACGGCACGGGTACCATAACTTTCAGCCAAAACATTTACGTCGGCGGCGGCAAAACAATAACCACCCTCGGTAATTATCCCGCCGAAATGCAGCCCGGCTGGGTCGGCAACACCATTCAACTCTGCTACGACGGCAACATGTGGCGGGCCTACTAATCAAACTAAATACCAATCCAATGAAAAAACTCGTAATTATTACCCTTCTTTTTGCAACGGCTTTGACTTCAACTGCCCAGTTTTCAGAAAAGCCAATTCCACCAACAGAAACAAGTCAAAAAGTCGTAGAAGTAGACAGCGTTCTGTACGTCCAAATAGTCACCACGTCTTATCAACGCCTTTCCGACAAAATTCTCAATCAATACGATCAGCTAGAAAGCTCAATGGACAATTTGGATGCCCAGAAAAATGAACTCAAAGAACGACAAAAAGAATACGCCCAGCTATTACGTCAAGCAATCCGAAGCGGCTACGAGCCCCGAAACAAGGTCGAACGCGGCACCTTTCTACGAATTAAAGAAAAGATAGACAAAGAAAAAAAGTAGTATAGTTGAATAGATAAATCAGAAACCCCGTCAATATTTTGGCGGGTTTTTTTTTGTTATTCACTAAAGCACTTGCCACTCAATAGTGGCAAGTATAAAGAATAGTTTTATCTTTACAATGTCGTTAAATTAAATAATTAACTAAACGCAAGTATACTAAAATGGCCCACATATTAGAAGTTGATGCCCTCACGGGCAAGAATTATAAAGTAACTCTGCATGAAAAAGGCAAAGTTTGGAGCGGGATATTCGAATCTCTCCAGATATTTGATATTCAGGAATACGCAAAAACTCGTAACGAACACGAAACAGATACGAGTATTGGCATGTACCTCGAAGACGGCTCAATACTTGAATGGGAGGCAGAAGAGCAGCCAGCCATTGACTGCTCGAAAAACATCTGCGAGTTCTTAGAGACCCACAAACTAATCTCCGTAGCGGGCTTAGAAGCAGAGGCGGGCGTTCCCGCAAAAACGATTACAAAGTCTATTGCTGGTCGGCGTGAAATTCCCGAAAAACACTGGGAGCAACTTTGTCGGATACTTTATCAATATGGCTACTAACGAGTGAGGCTATGTGCTGTGTCGGCTTCGCCGCATTGCATATAGCCTTTGTTATGTATTTTTTCTTGGTGTGTCAATTACCTATTTAGCAATCTTTTACCACTCACCTGCCAATATTTGCCGTTCATCACATATAGTTGCAACATATATGTTTCTTTTTGTATATTTGTATAAGCAATAAGGGTAACACAGCCCAAACGCTAATCAGAGATTATCATGAGCGGATTTGGAAACGACCTAAAGCAAGAGCAAAAAACAACTCCCCTTTTCAGGAAAGTTTCTGGTGGCAATATATTCAGAAGCGAAGAAGCTGAATATTGCTTTTCAACATCATTCAGCCGCAAGCTAATAGCAGCAGGCGATTTTGCTATCGTTTTATGCTCGAAAGAGTATAGCGGGTTGTACGATTGCAAAGATGCCGATGCAGGAAAAGATTTCGGTTACGACGAGTTCAGGGTAACAATGTCTAAGGACGAGTTACTTGAAAATATAGATGTAATTGTGGTTCCTGATTCATGGAACGACGACATCGAAGAAAGTCTGTTTGATACAGACAAAGACCCAATGGTCTGGATAGATAATCTTTCTAATTACGGCAAGGTCGTCTTTGAATCCGATGCACACTTTGATGTTGACTTTAATTTTTGATATGATGACTTGGAAACAACGCTACGACCGGATGAAAGAACACTACGGCTGGACGGATAAATCAATATCCGAAATGTGTGGATATAAGAGTAGGGAGAGTTTTTTACGCTCACTCTACTCCGCAAAGAAATTTCCACTTCAGGGAATGATAACCGTTTTTGAAATGGAAAACGGGTTCAACGATAAGGCTGTTTTTATCTAATAGCCTTGGAAAGAAATTATACATAACACCAAGCTTTCCGGCGTTGCTGGCGTAGCCGCAATGAACGTCAAGCGGCTGTTATTTTTTGACAGAGGGTCATTGATGTCCCTCTGTAGATTTTAGATGGTAGGGACAGCAATGTCCCTACCATTTTTTTTGTCCTTTCCAGTTTGCTAATATCAACGCAACTTAGTAACATCAAAACCCCCCGTTACGATGTCCGCAAACGTTGCCGCTTACCAAGCAGATATATTAGAGTTACTCCAAGACACCGCCGTCAAAACCGAGAAACAGCTCGGAGCCGCCGCCGCAAAAAAACGGGTTCGCTACTCAAATAATAGCCAGAAAAATTTCGGAACTCGCGTTTCCCGCACCGCAGAAGGCTTTCAAACCGAATACATCTACCGCGATACGCTAAGATTTACCGACGGCGGCATGGGCAAAAACCGACAATCCCGCAAACAAAAACTGTTCTTGGGTCGCACCATTATGCGAAATATTAACCGTATCAACGATGTGGTGAAAGGAAAAACCGTAACCGCCGCCCTCAATACAACCAAAACCCTCGGAAATGCTTGAAACACAACAGGTCCAGACCGTACATACGCTCGAAAATAACCAACTAATCAATGCGTTGGAGCTTGCCGCAACCAAAACCCAAAAACTGGAGCAAAAGCAAAAAGACTTACAAAGGGAGCTCACAAATACCCGCCGCCGCAAAGGAGACCAGACCGAAGCCGTAAACAAGCTCAACCGGGCAATGGATTCAAATTCAAAAGAATTAGATCAAAACCGCCGGGCGTACATACGTCAAGCGGCAGGCATGAAAGAGTCAGAAATGACGGGCAAATCGCTCAAAAATACCCTCAAATTACTACGTATAGAGCAGGATACCCTCGGACGTTCTTCAGATGCCTACACCCGAAATCTCCGAGAACAAACCCGCGTACAGGCAGAACTTGCAAGCCGTTCCACCCGCACCGCCACCAGCGGCGGCATGTTTTCCAACATGGGCAAAAACATGCCCTCCCTTATTGCCGGAGCAGCGGGCGGGTTGGCGGTTGGCGTAGCATCGCAGGCAGTAGATCGCGTAATTTCGGGAGTTGGAAGGTTAGTAACCCTGTCCGCAGAATTGTCGGACGAACAAGCCGATATTCGGAAAACAACGGGCCTTACTCAGCAAGGTGTAGAGCAATTAGAAACCGCCCTCGCCGCCCTAAATACCCGCACCACTCGCGAAGACCTCCGTGCCCTCGCCACCGAAGCCGGAAAACTCGGTATTCAAGGCGTGGAAAATGTCGCCAAATTCGTAGAAGAAGCAGACAAAATCAAAGTGGCACTCGGCGAAGACCTCGGAGCTGACGCCGTGCTGCAACTCGGTAAAATATCGAATGCCTACAAAGTTGAAATGTTAAATATTGCTTCGGCAATTAACTCGCTCGGGGCAAACTCCGAAGCCGGCGAACAATACCTTGTAGACTTCGCCGCTCGGTTGGCCGGTACCGCCGTCACCGCCAAGGTTTCCGCTCCCGAAATACTCGGCTACGGTGCGGTACTTGATTCGCTCGGTTTGCAGGTCGAAATGTCCGGTACCGCTCTCTCAAATTTCTTCATAGATTTTGTAAAAGACTCCGCGAAGTTCGAGAAGGCATCCGGCATGGTTGGTGGCTCGCTCAAAGAAATGATTGGCGAAAAAGGCACCAACGCCGGGTTTATTTCATTCCTCGAAAACCTGAAAGCCAGCTCAAAGTCTTCAGAAGATTTTCTCAACAAACTCTCCGACATCGGGATTGACGGCTCCCGTGGTGCCGCCGTTTTCTTAACACTCGCAAACAATGTCGAGATGGTTAAAGAACAGCAAGCCCTCGCAAATGCCGAATACACAAAAGGGACTTCCGTTCTCGACGAATTCAACACGAAAAACACCACCACCGCTGCCATCCTTGACAAAATTGGCAACTGGTGGGCGGGCTTCTGGCAAAACGGAGCAATCAAAGGTTTCGTAGATACGCTCGTATTCGGCTTTGCAAAGATGATCGGCGTGGTTTCAGATGCCGACCTTGCCATGCAAGATTTCTTCGAAAAGAAAGCCGAATTTGAAGAAAACGAAAAGTCGCTCAACTCGCTAATGGGGCGGCATGAAGCCTTGAAAGCAAAAGTGCAACTATCAAAAGAAGAACAAGACGAACTCAAAACCGTCATCTCGCAAATAACGGCATTGGTGCCAGGAGCGGGCACGGCGTTTGACCAGTACGGCACCGCCTTAGATATTAATCGCGGAAAAGTAAACGATTTTATCGCGGTGCAAAAACAACTATTGTTATTCAACAATAAAGAGGCAATCCAAATCACAGAGAAGGAAATCGTGATGAATGATGCCCGCCTAAAATCAATCAATAAACTAATTCAATCCGGCAAAGAATTGCGGGTATCTGCTGGTACAGGGGGCGGAGCTTTGTATTCAGCCGACCTTACCACCTCCGAAATCCAAAAACTTGAATCAGAACGCCGCCAACTCGCCGACGAAATACAAAATACAAAGATTCGGCTTGATGGTCTCCGTGGCGATTACATGAAGATCCAAGACGCTAACGCCACCCCGTCACGGAGTGGCCTATCCCGACCCACCACCGCCACCACCACCACAACAACAACAACAACCGTTGACGGAAATAGCGTTGATCCCGAAAAAGTTAAAAACCCTAGTAAAGCAGCCGAAAAAAAACAAACACAACTCAAAGCCGAAGAAAAAAAACTACTCGAACTCAAAGCCGAACTCGCTGTTCAAAGCAACTTACAAGATGCCGAAGGGCTCGATAGACAATTATTAATACAAGCGGCGGCACATCAAAAAAAACTGCTTCAAATTGCCGAACAATTCGGAGAAGAAAAAAATCTAAACTCGCAACAGAAACAAATAATCGCAGCGGAGAAAGTTCTCGAAGAACGTAACTACACAAGTGAAGTAGACGAACTACACGAAAAACATCAAAAGCAGCAGAAAGAACAAATCGAAGCCGCCCAAAACGAAGCCGCAACCCTAATTGTCAATGGCAGAATTGCCGCTCTCAAAGCCGAACTCGAAAACGCAGAAGGCAGTAATGATCTCGTTCAAGTGCGAGAAATGATGTTACTATTATCTTACGAAAAAGAAGACAACGCGATTGCAGATGTCTCCGCAAAATACGCAAAAGAAACTATTGCCGCGAAAGATAACGCCACCGCTCTCGCCCAAATCGCACTGAACAAAGAGCAGGAAATTACTCAAATCACAGATCAATACGCTAACGAAAGAAACGTAATCCTTGCTGCTTCAAACAATGCAATAATCAAATCCGGAAAAGAAGCAGTGGAGAAAGACTCCAAAACAAAGGCAGAACTTCTGCAAAAGCAGATGGAAAGTTATCAGCAGATCGCCAATTATTTCATGAATGCAATGAGCAGCATAATCGGACTAATGAATGCGATTTCTGAGCGGCAATCTCAAAGTATAGAACAAAACGCAAACAAAGAAATGGACGTGCTCGAAAACAAGCGAGCAGCGGGCATTCTTACCGAAACGCAATACGCCGCTCAAAAAGTGAGTCTCGAAGAAAAAACAAACGAACAAATAGACCAGCTTCGCAAAAAACAAGCAGCTCGCGAGAAGGCTCAAGCGATTACTACGTCGATTATTAATACAGCACTTGCCGTAATGAACGCCCTCAAAGGCCCACCATCCGGAGCACTTGCAACTCCCTTTGCAATTGCCGCCGGAATCACCGGAGCAATCCAGACCGCCGCAATTGCCGCCACACCAATCCCGTATTTTTCGGGTGGTTTTACCAGCCACGGCACCCACGCCGCCACATTGGGCGAGCATGGACAGGAATACGTAATCCCAGCCTGGGCGTTGAACGACCCCATGGTTTTCGATACCGTCAAACTATTAGAGCAAAAACGCCTCTCCGAAAACCCCTACCGCTATACGTCCACTACCGCCGTTCCACCCACCACCGTAGGTAATAATCCCAGCCAAAGTAATAATGGTAATAGTACTAGCCTGAGCCACCGTGCCACCACTTTTGAAAGCAGCTCCGTGTCAAACGAAGATGTCAAGGAGCTGCTTTCAAAAGTACTTCATCGCCTTGCTCAACCCGCAACAGCGGTTTGGGTCCACGATGCCGTGCACAATTACGAAACTCGAATGTCTGAAATCCATAACGATGCCATGAAATGAAATTCCAAAAAACATTCCTCCGTAAAAATCGCATTGAAGTAACGGCAAACATCGCCGACCAAAACGAATATAAAGCAGAAATATTAAGCAATGGCGAAGAAATTGGTGTGCCACTATACCAAACCGCATTCCGTGGTCAAATCGTTTGGCGGTTGGATCACATAATCAACGCAGCAAATTTCTACGATACCCTGCCCGATGCCGATACCACAGAAATTGTCATAATACAGGACTTCGCACGAACCTTCCAACTTCAGTACCAACGTGCAGATGGTTCCGGCTCGCCCACCACCGTAAATAATATTATCGTGCAAAATGGCGGAGTACCTGATTACGTTTTCAATGCCGTCGGTAATCCGCAAAACGCAATCAACACCCACGCCCATCGTCTTACCTACCAGCCCGCCGTTAAGCGTATTGCCGTAGATCAACCAGAATTTATTTATTTTTGGAATAACGTTCTACCAGCCCAAATCCGTGTCAACATTGCAGCACAAATCAGATTTGAAGATGGTACCACGCTCTTCCAAAACATTGGAAGTAAAACTATCGTAGCGTTAGATATGTGCATTTTTAATGCTTCGCCATGGGTATTAGAAGAATACCTACTCAACCGCCCCATTATCGGTTACGACATTACAATCACAGATTTTAATGGAAATAAACTTTTTCCAGATCACTCTTACGAAATAGACACCCGCTACCATCAGTCCGAAACCTTCTTACTTTACCAAAATTCAAGTGGCTGTTGGGATTCATTGCGGTGCTTCGGAGATATTTCCGAGCAGGAAGGCGTAACTCGTAGCTTTGCAGAAAACATTACGGGCCGACGTGTCTTCGATGCTCGCGGCCGCCGCACGCTCAAACTATTTACTGGGCATCAGGAGCAGGGCATAAAAGAAGCGTTGCCCGACTTGCTTTACTCAGCCCAAATATATCGGTTTGATGGGCTCAACTCGGTCCGTCTCAACCTTCTAACAGATTCGCTCGAAGCCACTGCCACCACCGCCGATCAAGGAACTGAACTCAACTTTGAATATATTACTGAAGACATAGCCTACGCACCATGACCTTAGAAATCAAAACCGTAACCGGCGTAAAGCTCGACACCCAAAATGCTGCCGTAAACATGGTACTCAATTCAGCAATGTTCACAGAAAGCCTAGCTGGGTCGTTTAGTTATCCGTTCACTATGCCCGCATCCGCCGTCAATCAATCGGAGTTTGGATTTCTCGAAAACAGCAACGTCAAATCCGACCGCCACAAAGCACACAATATAATTATCGAAAACGACGGCCTTGCAATCCTCAAAGGTCGGTTGAAAGTAAGGGAATCTTACCCCCGTTTTTATGATTGCGACATCACCGTGCCCTACGCTAATGTCTCGCCCGAATTTTGGGATAAGCCAATGAATACCCACGACTGGGGTGGCGAGATATTACCAACTGTCACCAAATCTCAAAATATTTTCACGGGCGAAATACCAACTGACGAAATTCCGTATTACGGGCTCAAATCAACTGTCGGCAAACTTAATTTGTACGAAATCGTCGTGGATGGCACTGTACTATTATCCTTCGAAAATGCAATCGGCATCGACCCTGAAGCCAATCTCAAAACCCGTCTCGAAGAAATAATCGGAAGCTTCAACGCCCAATATACGCCGTATTTCAACCTTGCAGTCATAGATAATAGCCTACAAATCATGAGTGTTGACACTATTTTTGATGTAGTCTTTCGTGCATCAATCAATAATTTTACTGGGCGAATTTTGACCACCACGCTCACCAAAATTGCCGACTACCAGGAGCCGCCAGACTCCTATTTTAGAGAGCTTGCAAGTACCAATTTTGCCGCAAAGCCCTGGCGTCTCGCAGCTATGCACGTTGCCGACGGAAAAATTGCCAACGTCTTTGAGGATTTCGGCATTGAATTCACCGAATACCCCGCCATTCGCCGTGCCCTTTGCCCTGTCCCAACCCTAAAAATGTTAATCGACGGCATTGCCAAAGCAATTGATTACACGCCTCACGGAGACTTTTACGAGGACCCTGATTTGCAGGAGCTCTGTTTCTATTCCGGATACGTTTTGGATAAGCAACTCGAAGGCGTTGCCATGCCATTTCTCGTGCTGAATCAAGATTTTCAGTACGCCAAGATGATGCCCTCGTATTCGTTTCGGAAATTCCTCAACCAACTGCGTAATACTTTCAATCTTGTCGTAACCTTCGATCATTTTCAACGAAAAATGGTAATCAAGAAAGCCGACATCGTTGCGTTATCTGTTCCCACTGCCGATTTTTCCGACAAAGCAAACCCCAACTACCGCACACTTGATTCTGATAATCGAAAAACAAACCTTCTATTGCGGTGGAAAATAGACGCGAATGATCCCGCAGCAAAACCAACTGAAGAAAAACCCATTCCCGTTTTTGATAGCTACCCGTATTCTGAAGATGGCAACGGCTTTGACGCAATCGAATCCGAGTTGCAACCAATTTTTGAGCGAGCAACCACCACCGTCCACGGCTTGGATCTCACCATGTTCGTCGGGGGGGTGCTCCCGTATTATTCCCCGCCGGGCTCTGGAGAATTATTCAAAGTAACAAGCTACAATACCCTTGTCTGTGAGAAGCCACTCTACAATAATATTAAGGATATAGACACCGCCCCCCGCATGTTCTTCTACAAACAAAACCTCGAAGGCAGTACCGAACGCGGCTTCTACGCCCTGCATTGGGACAAGTTAATCGCCAACACGGGAACACTCAGGTTAGCAACCGGAATCTACACTAGCTTTTGGCAACACACAAAAAGCTTATTGAGCGAAGTATTCGAAATCGAAACCGACATCGCCTTCACAGCCGCCGATATATCAAACATAGACCTCACCAAAAAAATAATGCTTTGGGGCGGCACCTACCTAATCAAACAAATAGACGTAGAGTTTCCAATCCGAAAACCCTCAAAAACCCGTCTTTGGCGATGCTGAAACGCCTAAAAATCAACCCCGAAAACATCGTGCTATTAGAAGCCGTGGGCAACTATACCCGCATCATTTTAAATACGGGAGGCATTATAATTAGCAGTTATAGTATGGGGAAAGTTGCCGCCCAACTACCTGCCACCTTCATCCGTCCAACCCGCTCAACCGTCATCAACCTAAACCTCGCAAGCCCAATATACTACAGCAGGCGGCGGCGGGTTAAGTCAGTATCATCACTTGCTTCATATCCTGATTATCCACGTGCACATACTTCATAGTTGTGATGATGCTATCGTGACCAAGTAGCTGTTGCAACACTTCAAGCCGGCCACCATGGCGAAGAAATCGGGTAGCAAAGGTGTGGCGTGCCCAGTGCATTGAAATTTCTTTGTTGATTTTGAGTTCGTAGCTGATTTTTTTGAGGTTCTCGTTCAGTTTCTGTTCGGAAAGTTGCGGCAACAAAGAGCCACGGGCTTGATTAGTCAGGCTGCTGGCGAACGGGTGCACAGGAATCTCCATATTTTTAGCGGCGTCAATCCGTTTCTTTTCCATGCTCCAAACAATTTTGCCGTTTTGAATATTTGATTGGCGAAGCTTTTTCATGTCTGATATTCTCAAACCCGTATAACACGAAAAAAGAAATATCCGAAGTGGCGTTTCGTAATGCTCGGCGAAATGCTTCGATTTGTAGAGCTGTAAGATTAGCTGAAATTCCTGCTCGGAAAGAAACCGCAACGTTTCCCCGACCTTAGGCATTCGGAAGCCGTCGAACGGGTATTTGAAGTGAATACCTTGAGTTTTTGCGAGGTTCATGTAAGTACGCAATACTCTCAGCTTTGTTTCAACGCTGCTTAGTTTCAGTTGTTCCTTATTAATAAGCCAAAATTTGTACGTGTCGAGCCAGTCGAGAGATATTTCGTTGAACGGCAAATTTTCGGTGAAGCGTATGAGCGTAGCATAAGCGTTCAACTGATTTTTGAAAGTAGCGGGTTTGATGCCGCCTTTCAGTTTGCGTTCGTTCAAACTTCTTTGGAAAAATTGCACGAAGTCAGACCTGCTGTACTTGTTTTTTAGCTCCGCTTCAAAAAGCTTGGGCGTTAGTTCGACGTTGCTCAGGCGTGCCCAGATAAAGACTTCGTTGACTTCCCCCTCGATCCTTACTAATTGCCTGGTATAATCTTCGTGCAACTTATCATTTCGGTGCCGTGGCAGTATTTTCTTATCAAAATGCTGCACTGGCCAATGCAGATCAGTTGGTACGCGTAACCTTTTCCCCTCGATCCTTACTTCGATATATATCAGAGCGGTGCCGTCGGTCTTTGTGCGGTGCTTCTGGATGTCAAACCGTTGGCTGTATTTCATGTTGGTCAGATGTTGGGAAAAGGTGCGTTTCGGCGGATGTTGGTCAGATGTTGGCGTAAAAAAACCGCCTCACGGTGTACTGTGGGCGGTTTTTGAGTCGGTCGTGTGACCCTACGGGGAATCTTTCGCCAATTTTAAACGCCTAATAATTAGATAGTTATAAAAAATGTTGGGCGAATGTTGGTGGCAATACGGTTGCCCTCATTCTTTTGGTAACGTTTGGCGGCGTTTAAAGACCGCTATATTGTCTGTTTTGATAATAATCAGTTCCCACCTGCTTTCACCAAGATAGTTGCAGATGTGGGCAAAACTATTGAACTCAATCTCCTTACCCGCTTCGTCTTGTATCGCTGGCCAGCTACTTGCCTTCATCATTTCTCCAGTGCCATTGTCAACGTAGGCAATTAACTTGGTCATGTTTCGCAATCTAGCCTGACCCAACACCTCAATGTACTCCCACTTTTCTTGTTGTTGTGCGTAAAGCTGCGTTTCAAACAATAGCAGCAGTACGATAAACAATCCGCAAAAATTAAAATGGTTTTTCATATTGTTGTTCTCTATAAATTGCGACATATATTAGCATTCGCTTAGTTGTTGCGTGTCAGAAACAGTTTGATTGTTTTTTAGACGCTCGTTAGCAACTGTAAGCTTCTCAATCTTTAAGGTTTGATATTCCTGAAAATCTTCGTTGGATATCATAACAATACCTTCTTGCTTATCATAAGCTTTTTTCCCAGTCAAAAGCCAATCTACGCTAACGCACAATATCTCTGCAATGATAGCTAAATCATCTGCCGATGGCTTTGCTATATCATGTTCCCAATTAGAAATGGCATTGTGCTTTTCCATCCCTAGAAGATTAGCGAGTTGGGTCTGTGATAAACTCTTATCCTTCCTGCTTTTTTTTAGTCTCTCTCCAAAAGTTTCCATAATAAGCGATAATTAATGTAATTTATTTTGACATAATGTAATTTTATATTACATTTGCATAGTCAAAACAACAAAGTTGAAACAACAATGCAAGTTAATAGAATGAAGAAAGAAAACAAGGTATTAAAGCCCAGTGAGCAAAAAAACTTACTTCTCGATAGGGTTCGAGAAGTAAAAAAGAAGCTGCCCAAAAACTGGCGAAAGAGGCTGGTAAAGCGGAATCCCCAATACGACAGCTTGGAGATGGCTGATTTCATTTCTCGCATTCACGCAACCCGTGCCGCAGATGAAACCCTGACAGTAATCTTCGAGCAAATCGCCGCAGATTACGCAAAAGAGCTGAAACGGGCTAAGGCAAAAAACGAGAAGTCTCTTACCCCAAAACCCGTAACATCATGAACCCATCCAGAAGAAACTTACAGACCCCGGGCAAGCCGGAGCGGTGGGAAGTTATTGCCCACAAAATCATGATGCGAATGCCGCATCTGTGCATTGCCTTAATGATTGCGATGCTCATTGTTCAACTTTATAGATTTTTTACGAAATGAAAGAAGGATTTTTCTACTACCTCAGAGCCGGTTTTGGGCTGTGCTGCATTTTTGTGGAGTTGATCTGGGCGATTCTTGTTGGCCTTGGTGCGGCGATAGTCTCGGGCGTTTTGTTTGTGCTTGCGTTGACTGTTTCTACGCTAAAACTGATAGGTGCAGCGGCTTACGGGGTGCTGATTGAAGACTGGCGGGACAGGAAAGGTAGCGTGACGCGAATGGATTGCCCACCGGGGCCACCACCAAAGCTAACGGCGGCTGAAATTAATACGGCTCGATTGAGACGGGAACAAAAACTTATTCAACAATTCAAAATTAAAAAAAGATGAAAGAATTAACTCCTGATAGTATTGGTATCCGGCGGAAAGGAGATCCAACAATCCGAATTAACAAAAAAAGTGGGCAACTACAATTTTCGGCTGGAGCGGTAAGACGGCTCGGGCTAAAGTTAGGTGATAAGGTTAGTTTTATAGTTGATGAAGCTGCGAAGAAAGTATACATATCGCAGACTCCAGACGGTTTTGTGACGAAAAACTACAAGCCTGAGCTGCTTCTTATACAATCTATCAGTTTAGCAACACAGATAATAAGCTGCACAGGTAAAACTGAAATCTCCATAAAGTTTTTGGTAGCAATTAAGGATAAAATTGAAGGAAGAACTATGAACGAACTAATCCCGATGCGATGAAAACAGATGAAACACATAACCTACCTCTTTTCCGAGACATCGTAGTATGTCCGAAATGCGGGAAAAGAACGCACGTAGAAGTCTGCCCAGATGCGGGACAAATTAAATATACGTGTACCTATTGCCTCGAAAAAAGCGACTGGAAGCCGTCAATAACATTCTTGAAAAGGGAGGTAGCGGGATGAAAGATGATGCTACTGCCATTTGCGAAATGCATTTCACTGTTGAGGAATGCTTACTGCTTGTATCTATTAATCAACTGATAGAAAACAGCCCCCGTAGTTTCGATAGCAACGTGTACGGCAACCTTCACGGGCTAACTGATAGGTTCAACACTGAACAAAGGGGGTTCTCACAAACTTTTTGCCGTTTTGAACTTGACCTTTTCAAAGACTTCTTAGATGCTTACTGCGAGTTGATTTCTGCTGAAATATTGGAGTTAAGTAGATATGAGCAAGACTTAGTAATGCCGCTGTACAACGAAGCGAGCAGCCTGATACGAAAACTCTGCCGCTGATGGATGAATTTGCAAAAGAACTTGAAGACCGTTTTGAGCGGAACGAGCAAGCCTTTGAAGCTGGGAAAATATCGGAGGAGTGGTACAAAAAAAACGCCATTTTTTATAGTTCTATTGCCAAGCTGGTGGATAAGCATCAGCAGTCACTACTTGCTCTTGCCGACCATCAAAACGAACGATTCGTGTTCAGCGTGCAACATGAACTTGAACGCCACGGCCTGAAAATAAATGTATTGGGAAGCGGTCTGACGTACATAGTTCCGCTTGAAACCAAAGACCGGATTTGGCGGGAATTGCACAAAGAAAAATTATTAACGGCGTTTGCGGTGAAGCTTGACTACGGCGATGATGGGGTGGAGTTTCTTGAAGAAATGCATTCGCTTGGGCGGATTCAGAAAAAAGTAAATCCCGCAGGGTCCTATTACAAATTAAAAAAAGAAGATTAAATGGCACAAAGAATAAAACTATGGGAGATACCATCTATACAGAAACTGGGCAAAGAAAAAGAGCGATTGAGTGCCGCAATGCTCTTGCCCGAAGAAGACCTAATGGGAGAGCTAAAGCGGCGGCAAGGCGAAGAAAAGAATAAATTCCCGATGCATATTTTTCCGCCCAGTATTCACCCTTGGTTAAGTTTTCTGCTGCTTGGTATGAAGGCAGAACCCAGTTTTGTGGGTACGGCACTAATGCAAGCTTGTAGCGTGGGTATCGGCTCCGGGCTACGGAGCAGAATGAGCACGATGACCGAGAAGCTAAGCATTTACAGTGCTTTGGTGGGCTACACCAGCTCCGGAAAATCCGTAGTGATCGATAACATGATGGAACCGATCAAGGAAAAACAACGAGAGCTTGACAAGCAAAATGAAGAGGCTAAGTATGACCGAGACAAAGGCAGCATGGATTTCATGAAAAAAGCGGTGATTACGGAAGATACTACTTACGGTGCTTTTGTGGAGCTACTGATGCAGAACCCGAAGGGCGTAAGTAAGGTGTATGACGAGCTTTCTACATTCTTTGATGATATGGAGAGATTCAAGACTGTGAATGCCGGAGAAGACAAATTTTGGTTAAAAGCGTGGAACTCAAACGCCGAACATCGTCAGAGCCGAAAAACTAAAGGTGATATGATGATACCGAGGGAAACGTTTTTCTGCAATATTTTTGGCGGAACTCAGCCGATATTTTTGAAGCTCTTCTTTCAGAAAAATAGGTATGAGTCTGGTTTCAGTAGCCGCTTTCTGTTTGCGTTACAACCCGTGTACGAAATAATGGAGATTGACCCGTTTTTGGAATTCCCGACGGACGCGTATAACATCTACCGTAATATGATTCATGTCATGTACGAAACCTATCGGCCCGGCGAACACGGGGCAGAGCCTGACGTTGCACGATTTGAAAAGCGGGGGATTGAGGTGTTTCAGATCTGGTCACAGAAGCACCTGAAAGCAATAAGGGGTGAAAAAGATGAGATGGTGAAGAACGCAAAAGCGGGTATATACGGCAAGATGAAACAGTACGTGGTGCGTTTTGCGTGCCTGCTGAAAGCGATGTATCAATCGCTTGATAATCCTGAGTTTTCTAAGTTTCAGGTGATTGAAATGGATTACGTGCGTTGGGCGTGCAGGCTTGCAGATTACTATATCGTAGCCAACTATACGGCTTATCAGATGGTCAATAAGAACTTGATAGTGCCACCTGAGATTATTGAATTTGTGGGGGCTTGTAAGGCTCACAGCTGGAACATCTCGAAGGTTGCCGAAGCTTACAATCACGACCGCAAGACGATACGTGCCAGGATCAATTCATACTCAAAGATTTACCCGCACTTGTTCTTTTCAAAAAGCTCGTAAGCGTACAAATTAAAGATTTTCAAAACTCCCCACCTGACCCGACTTTAGCAAAACGCTGTAATTGCCTGATTTATAGCACTTTGAGCGTATTAGAATAATACAACGGTTTTGTAAAGTGCTGATTATCAGTACAAAGCAAGTGGGGAGTTTACTGGGGAAAAGTGAGGAGAAATGAGGAGCGTGGCGAATTTAGCGTACTGATAATAAGACGTTTATGATTTATTTAAATTTCCTCACTTTTCCCCAGTGAGGTGGGGAAAAGTGAGGAAAAAAGAAAAAATTATAAAACGCTGAATAGTAGGTATTTGCGTAATTGGAAGGTGTTGAAATTCCTCACTTTTCCCCAGTAGATTCCCCAGTAATTATTTTGAGAATCAAAAACTTAACTTACTTACTGTAAGAGTTTTACAAATAACGATTCTAAGAAATTGCATTATTTGAACCCGCTTTTTAGGTGGGGAGTTTTTTAAAACTGTTTTTCACTAAAATAACAACAATTATGAAAGATTGCGGAAAATGTATTCACCACGCTTACTCGGGCGGTCAGCAGGGTTTCGCTGATAAAAACGGGCAAAAGGTTGAAACGCTTTGCTACGTGTTTTGCAAAGACCAGACTGTACGTGACCACGTCTTCAAAACAGACGCTTTGAGTTGCAATAATTATTCAGAAAAGGAGGTGTGCGATGAGCCGACTGGATGAAATTGCCGAGAAGGTTGGTGAATTTTGGACGTGTGATGATATTGCTATGCAACATCATTTGCTTCGTTCAATTGGTTTGAAGTGCGTGTTTTTGGGTGTTGATGCCCGGACGTTTTTCAAGCAAGATACTTCAGATACGCAGGCTGAATACGGCGGGGTTGTTTGCCCAGACTGTCAAAAGCAATTCAAAAACAATCACGCATTACGTGCCCATGTTGGGCGTATGCACAAGAGTTAGCTAACGAATATGGTATGGTGTCGTTGCGACCTTACAGCAAGAACTTAATTAATAACACAAAAATTTTAGATATGAATACAGATAATAGAAAAGTAGAAACCGAGCAATGCACTATACCAAGTGTTATT